GACTAATTTGTCACTATTTTTGAGAAATTTTGGTCCTTTTCGACTGAGATTACTCGACCGAACTTGTCTAATATCTGGTCTCCCTTGTGGGATATCACAAATGCGTTACAATCATCTCCGAGAGAATCCAAAATTCCCAAGAAGTCCTCGACTCCAGTGGAATCTAGACTGCTATCGAATATCTCATCTAGAACAAGAAGGTTAGTTGCGACAGAGGATTTCAATTTTGCGACCTCCCGCCACGTAAACAGGAGAGCTAAATCTATTCGGAGTTTCTCGCCCTCGGAGAATGACCCATATTGGAACGCATCTCGCCCACGGCTTTTGATTGTCTCGTTGAATGCCTCATCCAGTTCAAAATTGATGTAGAAGTTCAGAGCGGAGAGATACTTATTGATTAGTTGATTGATTAGCGGAAGATAGTTTCTTATGATGAGAGTTTTGATTCCACTATCCTTCAGCAATTCTTGGACAGTATTCAGATGGTGCTTCTTGTCTTGAATATCATATTTGGTGGTACGGAAATCATCTAGGTCACTTTTACTGCTATCAAGTTGTTCTTGGTCATCCTTCGCTTCGTGTTTTTCGATAGATTCTAATAGACGTTGTTCAAGTCTGCCCACATACTCATTAATACCAGATATACTATTGCCCTTGTCGGCAATCTTGGTGAGGATATCCTCGATGTCATTTATTCTGTTGGAGACATCCGTTAATTGTCCATTGATATCTTCTAGTGCATCATCTAATTCTTTTCCCTTAGCAGTTAACTCCGCGGTCACTTTTGTACTATGTTCTTCTGTAATAGGTTGCAGGCAGGTTTGACATTCTTCAAGGTCTTGAATAGTACGGAGTTGCTGATCAATATGATTTTTCTTGTACGCCATCTTACCTTTGAACTCGGTAAGTTTCGTGTGTTTCTTCTGCTTGGGTTTATAATCGGATATTTGTTCTCTAAGGTCTACAATATCATCATTCAACGTCTTAATCTGTGTCTGACAATTAGTAAGTTCCTTTTTCTTTTCTGCAATAGCGCCTTCATTGTTATCTTGGATTTCCTTTAGATGGGCTTCTTGTAGACTGATACTCTGTTCCAGTAGTTCTATTTGATGTTCACATTTAATCAACTGGTCTTTATTGTCTGTCACTCGTTGCTTAACAAGGTCATTCATAACACCAAAGATTTGGATGTCAAGAAGTTCTTCAATGATGGACCTTCTATCTCCTGCTCCGAGCCTCATAAATGGAATAAATGAACCAGAGCCAAGGACGACAATCTGTCGGAAAGATTTTTCATTCATTCGTAGAACATATCGTTCTAAGTAATCCTGACTATCTCTGGCAGATGCCATCTGGTCGTTCATTGCACCATTAACATAAATTTCAAATATCGCTGGTTTTATACCACGCTTAACAAAGTATTCCTTTCCCCCTGCTTCAAATTCCAGTTCAACTTCACAATTCTTCTGATTAATAGAATTAACGAGTTGACCCAATTTGACTTTACGAAAAGGTTTACCGAAGAGGCCAAAAGAAATGGCATCCATAAACGTGGATTTACCGGCACCGTTGGTGCCAATCATTAGAGTAGTACGAGTATCGTCTATAAGAATTTCTAGTGGCTTGTTACCCGTTGATAAGAAATTCTTATAGCGTACAGATTTAAACTTAATCAAATTGACCTCTCTAAAAAATAAACATAAAGTTGGTTAATATTATATCAGGATTCTTTCTGTTTGTCGCCCCTTACATTCTTTAATGTGTTTTCTAGTATGGTTCTTGCTGATTCTGTGAGTGAGGATTCAGGTAATTTTGGTAGGTCATTGGCCGTGATAGTAGCCGAACTGACTTCCGACCGAGATTTTCTTCTTGTCGTTTTCGTCATAATTATCTCCTATATTGATAATGCTTCTACATATACTTCGTGGAGTATCTTTTTCACTTGCTGACTATTATCTATACTCAGATTATCCACGTACTTTTCCAGCGTGGTAATAGTATCTTCTGTCTCAAATTCAATTTGGCCAGCAGACAATAGTCCGTGGTCTTCAATGATATTAATCATCTCACACCGTTTTTCCAACTCTTCTATCGTATTAGTAAAGAGTTCGATGTCTTCCTTCTTATCTACAATTAACTTGACAATCTGGTCAGTATACGGCTCTGCATCGATTGGCTTGTCCTCGTAGATTATCTTGTTGTGCATCTTGTATGGATTTGGTATAAATTCCATCTCTAGGGTTTCTGTATCAAAGATATGAAAACCACGAGTATCGTTATAATCATTCCACGTTATCTCATACGTATTACCAAGATAATAGATATGACCATTATCATTTTTGGTGTGGAAATGACCAGAATATACTGAGTGGTATTTGTCTAAGAAATTTGGACTTCTAGAATGATATGCGGATTTAACTCCCTTGTTCATCTCAAATCCTTTTAAATCAAAGTGTCCGAATGCTACTTGATTCTTTGACTTCTTGATAAAATCCAATACTTCTTGTTCATTCTCATCTGCAATCCAAGGAATCAAATCTAGTCGATATCCATCAGGCAGTTTCAGATTAGTTGGTTCCGAATAACCAATAACTGGAGTATGGAAGGTGTCATTATTAGGAATACCATCTATATCGAACAATTGCTCAATCGAATTCAATCGTGCGTGATTCTTGAAATATGTATCGTGGTTGCCAACAATCGTGTGCATCGTGAGTTTCTCGGTCACCATTACGCCGATAAACTCTTTCCTCATTCTGTCGAGGGTGTCATAATTGACATACTTCCGCCTGTCCATCAAATCACCACTATGAATAATGGTATCGATTTTATGTTTCTTTAGATACGGGAAGAACGTGTTCGTCCAGAATCGATAGAAATAATCGGAAAATGCTTGACTGTCTGACCTTGCACCGAAGTGCGTGTCTGTTATAACTGCTACTTTCATTGATAGAATAGTTCGAGATTATTAGGGTCCGCTTTCATTTTACTGTCTTTCTCGGCCCTCTTCAATTCTCGTTTATGTTTCTTCTCTTTCTCCTTACGTTCCATATTATCAATAAACTCCTTTATGTGAATATGAAAATTTACAGAGCCACGCTCATTGAGGAAATCAAATGATTCCTTATCGTGTTCTTGTAGGGCATCCATTTGCTCAAAACCAGCCTTCTGGTCGAAATACTTATACTTCGCATATTGTTGTTTCTTCTCTTTTTGGATTCGCCTTAGGAAGGCGTAGTAGATAATTTGCGTAAAGTATGCGAAAGGATTCGTACTCTTATCTGGGTCGAAATTGTGCATATACGCAAGACAATTTTCCAGACCATCAGATATCATATCATCTTTATACGTGTAATTTATAAAATTAGGTCTATAGGAAAGTCGTTGTGCTATCTGTAGGAAACACATAGCAATATATTCAGTTACATAGGGTTTAGGTTTTCCCTCTTTTTCGCACTTCTTAATATCAGCCTGATACTCTATCAATGCCTTTAAAAACTCTTTATTGTTGATATAGTGGTTCTTGTTATCTTTATCAACTGGTTCTTTGATTTCACGTTTAGTCATAATGTTTTCCTTGGTCAATTTTCAAGTGTTAATTAGATACAATTATATACTATTGACTTGGCTTTGTCAAGTCTTTTATGTATTATTTTATATAGACCAACAATGGCGAACGGAGTGAGCCCTCGAGGCCCGTAGGGCCGAGAGAAAGATAGTGTAGTTTAAAAAAACCATAGATGGATTTTTAAAAACTACATCGTCTTTAGCAGACACGTTCAAACAAATATCATTCACTCTGTTCCTCGCTTCGCTCGTCACAGAGTTGCTCAAGGACTTCGTCCTTTCGCATTATCCATACTTTAAGTACATTAGGTATTTAGACATATTGGAATAAGTAAGTTCTTTAAATAGGTTAGGAAATACACGCTACGCTATAGAGCCAGGTTACCGAAGTCAAAAAGACTTATTCCTGGTGGCCACAGAGTGTCGATTCACTCTTCTCTAGTGGACTTTACCAATATATGGTATGTCCTGACCGGATTTCTTTCGCATATTTAGTCCTTGTACGGGACATCAATACACAGACCTCAACTCAGTTGGCGTTTATGTCGAGTATTATAGTCTGCTCACTTCACCAAAAGGCTACTGACCTGAGTTTCTCGTTTCAGGCGGAATGCTTGAATTGGCTCAAGCCACCATATATACAAATGTAATTAACAATTATAACATATCTACTTATACACTGTCAACCCCTAAAATCTCTATTTAGACGACTAATTTTCGCTCAATTTTCGGAAGTATGACGGAAGAGAACATTTGAGTATGCTGTTCCGCGATATCATCACGGCATTCTGAAATAAAGAGAACATCTGCTAATCCTATATGGACAGTGTCCTCTTTGCTGGTCATCAGCCACGGAATCATTATCGCTTGACTCTGGCCACTCTCCGTGGCCACTGTCTGGAGGCACACAGGATTCCTTATCATCACGGAATTGGTATTTTCGTCTATCGCTACAATATCGGTAAGCAATTCGGTGCCAGTATGTTTCAGGTGGACCACTCCCTTGTAACTCTTAAATTCTTTTCCTTTGCCATTTTCTTTATTTTCACTCATAATTTAATACTCCTTAGTTTGTAGTCGAATTTCTCGCTATTATAAATCTTCACCCGCTCAAAGAAATGTTTCAGTGAATAATTCTTATGTTTCTTCCAACTCAAATCATCACTTAAATCGAATAAAGTCGCTTTACTTTTTCCCTCAGACTTTCGCAACCCTCGGCCAACAGACTGTAAGTTCCTAATACGAGACTTAACAGGATGACCAAAAATGATATTATGGAGATTCCTGATATTAATCCCAGTAGAAAAAGTACCGTAACTAGCCACGATAATAGCGTTTGTAGATGTTTCAGTAATAGCACGTATCTCCTCCCTCACCTCTGTTTTAATCTCTCCAGACACAAAAAATATTGGTCTATCTGGAGCCTTGCTTACGAGGTAGTCAAACAATTTTGTGCCGTGTTTCTGCACATACTGATAGAGCAATAATGTATTTGTCTCCCTAGACAATACCAGGTCGCAAATAAATTTATTCCGTTTCTTATGATTTATAAGAAAATCTATCTCATCCTTATAAATCATTTGTTTTACAAGTTTCTTCTCTTCATCGGTATATCCCAAGGTCACCGCTTCAATATGTAATTTAGCGATAGTTTCGGAATCCATTAAGTCTTTACTTGTTGTGACTCTATGAACCTGTCCGAATAAACCCTCAAGAACTAACTTATGTGTTTGGGTGCCATCCATAGTACCCGTAAATCCGAACTTATATTCACATTCTGTCATTTTCGTCAGAATGGAAGTAAGTGATTTGGCCTTAAAATTATGTGCTTCGTCTCCGATTACAGCTCCAAAACTCTTGAACCAATCTTTCTTTAATTTGTATATGGACTGCCACGTGGTAATAACGACTCTCTTGTCAGTTACTTTATCCTTACCAGCATATATTATATGTGTCATATCGGAAGAATAATTATATTTGGACCCAGTGGAATAGTCCTCAAAATCTTTGTATAGTTGTTCTACTAATGACGTGGTCGGTACAATTATCAAAACCTTTTTACTAGTTATATTTAGATAATGATTAACCAACGCATATATCATTAATGACTTACCAGACGATGTGGGCGATATCATCAATGCTCTCTTATGATTGATTGCGTGATGTACTGCATTGACTTGGTAGTCGTATGGAGTGATGGATTCACCATTAACGTAAGGGTCGAGTTGTTTAAAAAATCTCTCTGTATCCTCGACATTTACTGTCGCCACTAGGGGTATAGACTGTATAGTTAAATTTCTGCTTTCTGCAAACTCTTCAACATAGGGCAATAATCCTACATATAGTTCTCCTCCAAAAGCATTGAATAATCGTATTTTACCATCCCACGCTCG